TCCACAGCTGCGTTTCCGCAGTTGTTTGTATCCCTAATCCTCGCTAGCTAATTATAGTTAGCATTAATCCCTCTCCGTTAATACGGAGAGTCAATACCTTAGGAGGTAAAGAATGGATTATTTAAAGGAATTCCCGACCGATAAATCCTTAATCATTATTGGTCGTATTGCTGAGACTTGCTCTCAGAGAGTGGACCGTTATCAAGATCACTTTACAAAAAGTTTCTTGACGGGGACTATCTGGGTCTAATCGACTTTAAATTCGATTATTCAGAAAAATTCTCGCATGACGATTTCCTTTATGCTCGTCAGATCCAGTCGCTTTTTTCAAAGCAAAAGGATATTGATTTAGGCATTGATAAGGAAAAAGTTGCGTATGCCACTTTTTTGGAAGCAGAGAAGTTATGTTTAGAGACCAACCGTCGTTTCCGAAACAATCTATCAGGAGTTTCTCCTGATGTTCACGCAGTTCTTCACTACGCGAACAGAAAAATAGATTGTATTCTCGGGGACGTGCCAAGTTACTCTGATCTTGACTTTTCATTTGGTCCTGGCGCTACAACTAGCGTAAAACGAGCGCGGTCTAATCCTAGGATTAAACTTGAAGCTCATCTAACGTGTAGTCATGGATTTGTTTCTCATGCCAAAGAATTCTTAGCAGAATTCCCAGGTTGGGTACGATTGCATGCAGATCCGCAAGGAAATGTACCAATCAATGTATCTCATGGTAAACTTCAATTCGTGCCCAAAAGCTCCAAAACGTATCGATCGATTGGTGTTGAACCAACTCTCAATGGCTTCGGCCAGCAGGGGATTGGGAAATACATCCGTCGGCGTTTAAACCGTGCTGGGGTTGACTTAACTGATCAAACTAGAAATCAACGTTTAGCTTGTAAAGGTAGTATCGATAACAGTCTTGCGACTGTCGATATGTCCAGTGCGAGTGATACAATTGCTTATGGTTTGGTAATGCACCTCCTTCCGTATGATTGGTTTGATTTTTTAGACCGCTTCCGGACTGGTACTGTAGATTATCGTGGCGAATCTTTAAAGCTTGAAAAGTTCTCGAGTATGGGAAATTCCTATACTTTTGAGCTCGAATCGCTGATTTTCTACGCTCTGGCCTATAGTACGTGCACCCACTTGGGGTTAAGTACCAAGGATGTTAGCGTCTATGGGGACGATGTAATTATCCCTACAGAAGCTATGACTCTCTTTAATGAAGTATTGACCGTTTGCGGTTTTGTCGTTAACTTGACAAAATCTTTTGCAGATGGTCCGTTTAGAGAGAGTTGTGGTGCTGACTACTTGGATGGTATTGACATACGCCCATTTTATCTAAAGGATCAGATAAGCTGTCGCGTTCTCTTCAACATGCATAATTGGTTTATTCGCCATGGCGAACCCGCTCTCGCGGAGGTCGTTTTGGAGTTTATTCCTTCCCATTTTCGAATATACGGTCCTGACGGATATGGAGACGGCCATTTAATTGGCAGCTTCAAACTTCGACGGAATCGAAAACTAGATCGATGGGGGCATGAGGGGGGCTTTTTTGATACCTATGTTGCAGTCGCCAAACGCATTCGCATGCGTGAAATGACGGACTGGGTATATCCTCTGTATAGCATCTATGTGAGCGGCGACAGTTTTGAGAAGACTGTTTCCGATCACCATGTTGTTCCAGGGGTTAAGCTTTACAAAAGAGTGTCAATTTACACACTACGAAGAGGAATATTTACATAATATTTGTTTCTCCTTTTTGTGGTCCGCGTATTTTTGCGGGTTTGGG